TGGGTACATGTAGGTTATAAAACAGACGGTTCAAATCGGGGCAAGGTTTTAACTGCAGTAAAAAACAACGGGAAAACTGTATATCAGGAAGGGTTAATTGGCTGACGAATCTTTGCTACAAGTCGAAGCAGAACCTGCTTGGTATGAAGAGCTTATGAGGCTTAAAGACCAAGGCCGAGTTTCTATGACTCCCGCCAAAGGGTTACTGAGATCAAACTTGGCAACCGGGGCTGCTGCAGAACTAGCAAATCCTCCTGCACTGAACTGGGATGAAGAGAAGTATTTAGAACTGCAGAAGGATAGAGGGAAGAACTTAGATAGGTTTCTAAGGTTTGACTTTAACAGCATGCAGCCGGGGGAGACTTTTACCAAAGCAAATATGCTGAACCTGACGAGGCAAGGTTTAGATGCACAGGATATGTTAAGCGCATATAAGAAAAACCAAATGCCTGTTAATTTTATTCAGTCTAAAGAAAACAGAATTGAAGAACTGAGGAATAAACCTGTAACACTCTACCACGGTTCACCTAAGTTTTCTGGTGACACTTTTGAGGTTGAAAAACTTCAGGCCAGAGATAGAGGATTTTTTGGTAAAGGTGTTTATTTAACAACATCCCAAAAACTTGCAGGTGATAGCTATACCAGAAAGGGAGGAGAAACAGGAGAATCGCCAGAAGTATTACCAGTTTATGCAAACATTCAGAATCCGATAAACTTTAATAATCTTAGGATAGAAGATTACAGGAACATAAGGAAAGGATTAGCTGCTGCTTTTGAAAAAATACCTATAAAAGACCTGTTAAAACCTAAAACTTTAGAGAGTTTTATAAATCTTTTTAGTGATGAGGCTTATCAAAAGTACCCCGAAAATGCTACTGGTGGAATCAGGCACAGAACTTTACAGGTGCTCGATCATATTAAAGATTACACAGGGGTAGATATGACCGATATTTTTAAAGAAGCAGGTTACGACTCAACTATAGTAGGAGACGGGAACGAGGTTATTATCTATGACCCTAAACGAATTAAAAGCATGTTTAATCAGGGTTCATATAATCCTCTTGTAGACGATTTAAACGCAAACTTAGGACTCGGATCGAACTATGCTCGTCGAACTTAACTTAAGACCCGGGGTCTTCAAGAACGGATCTGTAAGGGAAGCAAAGGGTAGGTATTACGATGCGAACCTAATTCGGTGGAAGAACGGCAAACTTAAGCCTATAGGAGGTTGGGCAAAAACTACTTCTTCTGCAATCGACGGCAAGGGTAGAACGATGCTGCCTTTCCGGGATAATAGTGGCAACGAGTATATTGCAGTAGGAACAAGCTCAAAGCTTTATATCTACACCGGAGCCACAAGCACCCCCTCTGATGTCACCCCTACAGGATTTGTTGCGGGAAACGCAACCTCTGCAGTAGGTACAGGCTTTGGCAGCGGACCTTACAACGGTACAGGAGTTTTTAAAACTTACACTGCAACTACAATTTCAGCATCTACAACTGATGACAGTTTTAATGATAGCGCAAACGGGTTCAGCACTACTGACTTCGGGGTAGGGGATCTGATTCAAGTTTCCGGGTTCACAGGAGGATCAGCAACAGCAAATAATGCGAATTATCCTATTTCACACAGAATCACTGCAATCACTTCTTCCAAGATTACAGTAGCAGCAGCAAACCTGACCACAGATGCAAACAGTGGAGGTGCTTCGATCACTATTTCAAAAGCTAGAAACTTTGGTGAGGACTATGCTGCCTCTGCAACTTCCCTAGTTACTTCTGCAAACGTCTGGTCTTTCGATATGTGGGGAGAGATCTTAATCGGCTGCTCTGACTCAGACGGCAAGATCTACTACTGGAACCCCTCTGCTTCTAATCCTTTAGGGACAGCAGCAGCACTTACAAATACACACGCGCCAACTGCAAACACTTCTATTTTAGTATCTAAGGAACGTCACCTAATTGCATTTGGCGCAGGAGGAAATCCAAAGAAGATACAGTGGTCAACTCAAGAGGATTACAGCACTGCAACAAGTTCCACAAATAATGCTTGGTATCCTGCTGCAACGAACTCTGCAGGAAGCTTTGAGATCAGTACTACCGGAAAGATTAAAACAGCAACAAAGGTGGCAAATATAATCCTAGTTCAGACTGATGTGGACTGTCACGAAATGCGCTATATCGGACCTCCTTATATCTATTCGAGGAGAAAGCTTGCTGACTCTTGCGGAATCATTTCAAGGCAGGCAGTAGCATCAGTAACAGGACTCGCAGCGTGGATGTCTTATGACGGTTCATTCTTTATCTATGACGGATCAGTAAGACCTTTACCCTGTGACGTTTCTAAGCATATTGCAGACGATTTTAATGACACACAAAAAGATTTAGTTTATGCAGTAGCAAATAGCTTAAACAACGAGATTTGGTGGTTTTATGTAAGTGCATCAGGTAGTGAAATTGACAGGTATATCATTTGGAACTATGCAGAAAACTGGTGGAGTATCGGTCAACTGGAAAGAACAGCTTTCTCGGATGTTGGTGTTTTCTCAAAGCCTTTAGCAGTAAGCACAGACGGTTATATTTATGAGCACGAAATTGAAAGAACAGGTAGCAGCCTAAGAACTTCCGGGGTGAATGATCCCTCAACGATCTCACAACTATCCACGAATGACCGAGTACTTTCTTTTGGCCTTAGCGCAGCTTCTAATAATAAAATGACCTATGCAGAAACAGGTGCTTTCGAGGTAGGAGTAGGAGATAGGTTTGCGAATGTTAAAACGATGATCACTGACACTCTTGCAGGAGATAATGCTTTAAGTTTTAAAGTTTACTCTGCGCTGAATAGTGACACTGCTGAGACCGAATCAAGCAGCTATTCTTTAGGTACAGACGGGTACACTCACCTTCGCGAATCAGGCAGGCAGCTAAGGCTGAAAATACTTGCACCCTTTGATCAAGATTTCGAGATCGGACCACTCAGAGCAGAGGTTTCTGCAGGAGGGAAAAGGTGATTAATATCCCCCTTGCACCCTTAGAATATGATCAACGATTTCAAACTGACCTAAACGAAGCAGTTAATGAATTAGACGAAAATACTTTAAAGCTTGATCAGGATAATTTTATTGTAAACGGGAGCATTGTTTTACAGTCCCCAGACGGGACACTTTATAAATTGCAGGTTGCTAACGGAGGAGCATTATCGGCAACTGCTGTTACTACAGAACAAACCTCCAACCCTTATGTCTAACTGGGAAAAAGAACTTAAACGCTGCAAGAAATACTTACTTCCGGTCTTTAAAAAATTCGATACTTACAACTGGGAGGATGTTGTAGAAAACGTCAGGCAAGGACGTTGGTATTTATTAACTTTACCAAACTCTGCTTTATTAATTGAGTTTCTAGAATACCCGAGAAAACGTGTTCTTTATGTATTAGCAGCAGGTGGAAAACTAGACGAAATATTAAAGACCGAAAATGATGTAATATCAATTGCTAAAGCTAAGGGCTGCAGCAGTATCGAAATAAGAGGCAGACTAGGTTTTGAAAAGGTTGCTAAAAAATATGACGGTTGGAATAAACAATACACAGTAATAAGTAGAGAACTATAGTGAATATTTCAAGCGGGTTTGGTAATTGGCTAGATAAACAATTTGGAGGGGGTTCCTATTCAGGAGGAGGAGACGATATGTCATCTACAGGTGGATTAAGCGCAGAAGATTTAGAAATAAAAAAGCTGCTATACGGTAAACTTAAAAACTTAGCAGATAAGGGTTATGTCTCTTATGACGGTGACATGTTTGCTGATCGTTCTCAGGGGGAACTTGATCTTTTAGAAACCTTAAAAGGTGGAGGAGGATATCAACCCTTTTATGATCAGGCTTCTGCAAATTTAGGGTTGTCCCAAAACGTCTACAAAGACGGCATGAACTACGGGACTTCTCAACTGGATGCTGACACTGCTGCCCTAATGGGACAAGGTTCAACCTACCGGAGGGATGTCGCAGATCAAACATTATCTGACATAAACAGAGCAGCATCTATGTCAGGCATGAACCTAAGTGCAAATGCTTTAGGCAGCGGAGCCTTTGGAGGTGACCGGGCTATGTTGGCGCAGGGACTCAATCAGCAGAACTATTTAAGTGAGGCAGGCAGAGCACTCGGCAACCTCAACATGCAGGCATATAATCAAAGCCTGAATAATGCAATGAAGCTGAGGCAAGGCCGAGAACAGTCTGCGCGGGGATACTCTGATCAAGTACTTAAGAACCTTGGAATTAACACTCAGGGATTAGACAAAAGATACAGCACCCAAATGGGAGCATATCAGGGTGATCGTGCTTACCTAGATCGGGATCTTAAACAGGACCGGAAAGATTGGGATCAAGAACAGAACTTTGATTATAACCAACTCAAGTACTTAACAGGTATTTACGGTGGAATGCCTTTTGAGGAAAAGGTTGCAAAGCAACAAGCAGCAAGCGGGGGGAAATGAGCTATCAAGAATTCTTACAGACACTCGGGGTAAGTGATTCCCCGGCAATGCAAAAAGCTTATATGGGATTTACTTCCCCTGAAGGATTACCGGGTCAAATGCCCGGACCTGCAGCCACTTCTCAGCTTGGTTTTGGGTTTGGAGCGGATAGTCCTTTAGCATCAGGATCAAGCACAGATCCCGAAAATTATAGTTTGGCATCAGAATCTTTTTATGGCCCAAAAGAAGAGCTATCACCTCCAATGTTTGGATACAGTCAAGACCCTGTATATGACTCAAGCGGAAGATTAGTTTCTAGAGGTATAACCCCCGGGGCAGGAGGACCGCAATATCAAGACCCGGAAATGTTTTCGACTATGCCTTACGAATCTCAACCTGTTTCTCCGGCATTTAACCCGGGAACAGATCCTGCGCTTATGCAACAAGCCACAAATCAGGCTGCACTGCAAAACGCGCAATCTGCAGCACTTTATAGCGGGGCAGATTCAACAGCAATGGCAGGACCGGAATTAATGACTGCAGAAGCAGGAGCACAAGGTGCAGCAGAAGCAGGTGGATCTTCTTTTGGTGGACCCGCAACCTTTGCCGGGAATATGGCACTCAATATGATCCCAACGCGGGACAGGGAAAAAGTGGATACTCCTTTCGGTAACGAGGGGAGTACAAGCGGGATGATAAAAGGCACAGGCAAGGGTGCTTTAATGGGGGCAACTATTGGAAGTCAAATAATGCCCGGAAAGGGAACAGCTATTGGAGCAGGTATTGGAGGGACTTTAGGTCTTTTAGGAGGAGCACAGGGATATTTTGATTCTACCTCTGCCCCGATCATGCAAGTTTCTAGAATTAAACAAAACCGAGGTCTTTTAGGTGGAGGAGGAGCAAACCTTTATGGCTGAACAACCCGGATTCTTTAGCGCGGAAAATTTCCCTTATCC